GAGGGGATCATCTCCTGGGTCCAGTGGGTGTACTGGAGGTCCAACTGCTGGATGACGCCGTAGTAGGACAGCGACGTGCCGATCACGACGTACACCGGCACGTAGGTCATGGGACCGGCCGGGCCGTTGGTGTAGGTGCCCTTCGAGAACGCCTTCTTGTAGGCGTCCGCGTCGGAGCTGCTGTCGTCGGTGACCGGCATCGGGGTGGCGATACCGGTGATCTTGTAGAGGGCGAGGATGTCGTAGGCCACGCCGAAGGAAGGCACCATCGTGGCCGCCTCCCCGTACAACTTCGAGGAGTCCCACAGTTCGTAGGTGCGGTCGAAGAGCAGGCTGAACGACAGCGTCTGCTGAAGTGGGAGCAGCGTCTGCCCGGCGGTGACGTCGTCCTTGTTCACCGCGTTCGGGTCGGACAGGACGTTGGTGTCGATGCCGTGGGAGATGCTGATCGTGCTCGGGTTGTAGAGGAAGTTGCAGCGCTGGCGGGCGCCGTTCACTCCCTTCTCCTGGATGATGAATCCCCGGGTCAACTTCTTTCCGCCCGACCCGGTAACCCAGTCGACTCCGCCCAGGTTCTGGGTGAACGGAATGCTGGTGATTCGCGGGTCGAAGGGACCGTTGTCGGTTATCTTGCTGGCGGCCATTACGCGACCGCCCGAGTATGAAGTCGCATTGTTAGTTACCTGCCGCGATGAGGTTGATTCGGTTGTCCTCGGCGATGGCCGTCATGATCTGCTGAGCAGCGTCACGGGCCGACTGGGAGTCCATGGCACCTTGCACCTTCACGGTGATCGCACCAGCATTGAAGTGCAGGGTGGCCGCGCCACCCTTGGCATGAAGCCCGCCGACGCCGTTGCTCAGTGGCGTGTTGCCGGACAGCGCGGCACGCACAGCCTCAGCCTGGTAGGCCGGGATGATCATCTCGCCCTTGTGGACGCGGGCCGTCTGGTCGACGTCGATGTTGGTCGAGCCGACCGCGTATCCCTTGTATGCACCGCCGTTGGCCATGGCCTTGATGCCCGGCACATTGTCCAGGCTGTGGTAGCGGGATTCCGCGTAGCGCACGCCCGCGATGATGTTGTCGACCGGGTTCCAGATGTCCTTGTGACCCTTGAGCGAATACGCGTTGAACGTCGAGTCGATGGTCTGCATGATGCCCTTGGACGGGTGGCCCGCCTTGGCATTGGAGTCGGTGCGGTTGATCGCCCGGGGGTTGCCGCTGGACTCGTGCATGATCATCGTGTTGACGATGGACTCGTTGTGCTTGGTGTCCTGCTTGAGGATCCCGAGCGCGGACTTGATCCACTTGGCTACGTTGCCCTTCGGCATCGCCCCCGTGGGGACGTCGCTGGAGGAGTCGTCCGAGGCGGCGTCCTTGCTGGCCGTGCTGGAGCCGGTGCTGATCTGGGCCGTGGAGATTCCGGCCGCGATGGCATCGACTTCCTCGGTGGATCCGTACGCGCCGGTATCACCGCCGAAGCCCATGCTGGAAAGCCGGTTGGAGCCGGACCCGGCGGTGTCCTCGGTGTCGCTGCCGACGTCGCTCATGCTGCCGACGGATCCGAGGATCCGCACGGCGTTGGTGAACTCGCTCGGCTTGAAGGAGCGGACACGCACCACGGCACCCGTGTGCGGCGCCTCGATCAGCCTGCCGCCACCGATGCACATCACGACGTGGTGCGCGGGGTCACCGTTGAACATCAGGTCACCGGGGCGCACGTCGCTCATCTTGACCTTCTTACCGGCCCGCTGCTGCTGCGCGGCGGTGCGGGGCAGGGAGACACCGATCTGCCTGAAGGAGTACTGGAGCAAGCCGGAGCAGTCGAAGCCCTTCGGCGTGCTGCCGCCCCAGACGTACTTCACACCGAGGTACTTCATGGCAACCTTGATGACGGCCGCAGCAGTCTTGCCCGCGCCCGATGTTCCTGTGGCCTTCGCACCGGACGTCTTGCTGCCGGTTGCCGCAGCCGCGCCGCCAGCCGTGGCACCGCCGAAGAAGTTGCTGACGATGCCCACTCCCGCGCCGATCGTTCCGCCGACAGCGGCACCGACAGCGGTACCGATGACGGGGACGACGGAGCCGACCGCAGCACCGGCGAGAGCGCCGGTACCGGCGTCCACCGCGACGTGGCCCCACTTGTTGCCCGTCCCGCCTTTCTTGCTGACCTTGTCGACGACCTTCGAGCCGAAGTGGTGGGTGAGGTAGGCACCAGCACCGTAGGCGCCAGCAGCCCCCACAGCGCCCGCACTCAGGTCCAACGCACCCGCAGCGCCTGCGACACCGGGTATACGCCCCATCAGGCCGCCAGCGCCTCCGCCGCTACCCATCAGACCGCTGCCGAGCCGCATGGCTCCACTGAGACCGCGCGCAGCGCCCCAGGCACCCACACCGGCACCGAGGCTGGAGCCGAGCACCGAACTGGCGCCTCCGACTGCGCCCATCGCCGTGGACAGGCCGGTTGCCTTGAGGACGCCCTGGAGCGCGGTGGAGAATTGGTCCAGGTACTTCGTCGCCGTCTGGAGACCTGCGGTGAATCCGTCGTTCTCGTTGACGTCCTGGTTGCGCAGGGTTCCCGCGCGGGTCATCAGGGTGTTGGCGGTCGACCCACCGATGCCCAGCTTCCCGAGGGCGGACTGAGCGGAGTTCTTCTCCTCCTGCGTCTTGCCGTTGTCGCGCTTGTTGGCCAGGTTGACGTAGGTCTGTGCGGACGCGCCGGAGACCTGCGCGAGCATCATGCCCTTGAGTTCGCCCCGGACCAGTTCGAGGGTCTTGGGGTCCAAGGTCCGGGAGAGGGACTGCATGATGCCGGACTGGTCGTTGTCGAGCGTTCCGGCGATCTGCTCCTTGGTCTTCAGGTTCTTGAGGTTCGGCCACCGGGCGAGTGCCTGTTGGGCGATCTGTCGCGGGGACTGCTTCTGCCCGTTCTTGATCGTCGCGATGCCAATGGCCTGCATCCCGTAGTACGTGCCAGCCGTCCACGCGGCGGCCGTTCCCTGGGCACGCTGCGTCTCGGACATGCCCGGGTTCATGTAGCCCGAGGTGCCCTTGACGTAGTTCCACTGCTGGTTGAAGGAGGATGATCCCGCCGACAGACCCGTACGGGTCATCGTGCCGTAGGCCGTCGCCGCGTCCTGGGTCGACTGGGCGGTGAAGTTGTTCTTGAAGCCCTGGTCTCGCAGGGTGTGCCAGGACGAGGAGGAGCCCTGTGCCGCCTGGTAGGCGGTCGTCTGCATGACGACCTGGTCGGGCAGCTTCTTCTGGCCCCACGCGACGACGCTGGACAGCGTGCTCTTGAGGCCGCCGTTGTTCGAGCGTCGGCCGCCGTTGTTGGCTGCACCGCCACCCAGGCGGGGGGTGTTGCCGCCGCTGTTGCCGCTGTTGTTGCCGCCCTGGCCGCCGTTGTTGGCCGCGCCGCCACCCTGGTTGCCGTTGGTGGAGAAGCGCGCACCGCCCCCGTTGCCGGTGGGCGAGCCCGTACCGCCCTGACCGCCGTTGGTGCGGCCGTGAGCGTAGTTGCTGGTGCCGTTCCAGACGTCACCCAGCGCAAGGCCGAGACCCCGGGAGCGGGACATCTGCCCGACTCCGGTGTTTACACCCTTGAGGCCCTTGTTCAAGTCGTTGATGGTGCGCGTAAGGGCAGAGATCGCGTCCTGGGCATTGTTCCAGCCCAAGAGCGGTCCCTGCCCCGCCACGTTGTTGCTAGCCATTTTCCGCCTCAGCACTTCGCCTATGTCGCTGCGCCCTGAACCACTTCACCCAGTGAAGACGCTCGCGCACGGTCAACCGGCGAATCTCGCTGAGGCTCCACGCCGGACTTAGTTCGACTAGTTGCTCGTATTCGAAGTACGTGTCGTGGTAGTTACAGGCCCTGAAACAGGTCCCCCGCACTGATGAAGAGGGGGACCTCCTTTCCGCACGAGTCGTGCGTGAACTTGACATCATTGTACTGAGGGCCAGGCTGCTTTTCCTCAATGGCATCGAGGATGCGCTTGCGGTCGAGGAGGCCCAAGGCACGGGCGAAGTCAGGATTTCCCGTGACGGCGTTTTCGCTGCCATCGGCCTCGACTACGGAAATGAGGCAGCGGGAAATCAGGAGCGTGTTCTGCTCGGATTCCGTGGCGCGGTCGACGATGGCGAGGACGGCGTCCTGGTCGGCACCGATGGGAAGTCGGACGAAGGCTTTGCGACCCCTGCGGAGTTCGACTTCGAAGACACGGTCAGCGGGGTCGGCCAGTCGTCGGACAGGGATCTCGTCGAGGGTGACGGACAGTCGGAACTCCTCGCCGCAGTGCGGGCAGGAGTAGCGGTCCCAGACGATCTCGTCGCCGTAGGTGGCGCGTCGGATCTCCAGCAGAAGCGTGTCGCGGTCGCCGAGCAGGAGGTTGCTGAGCAGGACGGGACTGGACTTCTGATCACCCACGGAGACGGTGCCGCTGGCGAGGAGGGTGGAGATGAACTTTCCGATGCCGCCGTTGCGGGCCTTGGTGATGGCCTCCTCGTCGCCACCGTTCAGTTCGCGGACCTCGGCGTCGTAGCGGGCGTTGGCGAAGTCGTTGCCCGAAACGAAACCGCCCGGCAGGCGGAACTGGCCACCTGCCGGGACAGCGATCTCGGGCTTGGCGACCTCGGCCCCCTGGGACAGCAGCGCCGCGATGGCGGCGTTTGCCTGACCAGGGTTGGAGAGAGGGCTGGAGAACCCCTCGGTATGAAGGTCGTTTGCCACTGGTTTTGCTCCTAGTCGAGTCGGTCGATTCCGCTATTAGAAACTAACGGAAGACGAGCCGACACTGTTAGCCAACTTGAACTCGAAACCCTCGTGGGCGAGGGTCATCTGCTGGACGATGATCGCGTTGGCGCCAGCGTCCAGGTCCGAGAAGGCAACCGCCGTGGGCCACGCGTTGTAGACGCGGAATGCGGCCTTGGCGGGAGTGGCGCCGGAAGTGACCGGGTGGTCGAGCACCTTGATATCGACCATGTGCCGGAATTCCGCACCGGCCTTTCCGTTTCCGGTGCCCTGGATGACGGTGAACAACTGCCGCATCCAGTCCATCATCTGGGAGTCGCCGACAGCGAGTCCCTTGGAAAGGGTGATGGGGGCGAAGTCGCTCTGCCCTGGCATCTTCTGGGTCGTTGTGTTCATTCCGCCCTCACGGTACGGAATCACCTCGGTCGTGACGTTCAGGCCCGAGACGGACATGAATCCCATTCGGGCGAAGCCCTTGATGCCCGGGTGCTGGATCTGGACCTGGAACTTGAAATTCCGCAAGGGATCGGAAGCGATATGTCCGACGGTGGACGTAGTCGTAGCCATCAGTGGGTTACCTCTCAGGAAGTGGCCGTCGAGTCAGTGGCGGAGGAACCGCCGCTGTACTGGCCGATCTCGATGACGATGAACTCGGCCGGGGTCTGGAGAGCGACACCGACAGAGATGTTCACGACGCCGTTCGCCACCGACGCGACCGTGTTGTTCGTGGAGTCGCAGACCACGAAGAAGGCCTGGTCCGGAGTGGTTCCGGCCAGCACGCCCGTCTGCATCAGGGTGAGCAGGTACTGCGAGATGACGGCGTTGACCTGGTCCCACAGGATCTGGTCGTTGGGCTCGAACACCGCGAAGCGGGTGGCATCGAGGATGCCCTTCTTGACCAGCATCAGGGACCGGCGCACGGAGATGTACCGGTCCGGCATGCCGACGCTCAGGGTGCGGGCGCCGTAGATGACGAAGCCGGTGCCCGGCAGGGACTTGATGACGTTGATGCCCGCGACGTTCAGCGCGTCCTGGTCCGCGTTGGAGAACCGGAACTGCACGTCGAGTACGCCCCGCAGGACGGTGTCGATACCGGCCGGAGGCTTCTGCACACCGCGCGAGGCGTCGGTGCGGCTGTACTGGCCCAGGACCGCGCCGCCCGGAGGCAGCAAGCGGGCCGAGCCGGAGGCGGTCGTCGCCGGGTCGTTGACGATCAGCCACGGGCCGTAGATGGCCGCGTAGGACGACGCGCGAATCGCGGAGCCGCCCGTGGACATTCCCTGGAGGCTCAGCGCGTAGGAGTGTGCGTTGTCGGCGCTGGAGGGCTTCTGGCCGTCCACGACGACGAAGACGGTGCCCTGGTCCTCGGCCCACTCGATGATCGGGTTGAGGACGGTGGAGTCGGTCACGCCCGGCACGTTCAGCACCAGGTTGTCCTCGACGACCTCCAGCCGCTGGGTGGCCGTGGCCAGGTCGACGGCCGCCACGCCGTCGGAGCCGCCTGCCAGCGGGACACCGGTCTGTATCGCCGGGGCGTGGTCGGCCTCCCACGTGGTGGCGAGCAGGCTCTCGACCTGGATGAAGGCGGAGCCGGTGACCGGGGAGTTGATCAGCGCCTGCGCGTTGCGGGAGTCGGCCGGGTCCAGGGAGACGTCGGTGAACCGCTCCTTGAGGTAGGCGGCCGTGTCCCCGCCGACGTAGACGTACAGGTCGAACCGGCCGGAGCCGGAGGAGCCCGCCGTGATGTCGACGAAGACGTTGTTGCCCCAGGAGCCCGGGGAGATCGCCTTGATCTTGAGGGTGTCCTGCGGGGTCGCCTCGGTGTCGTCCAGGGTGACGGAGGCGGCGACCGCGTCGGAGGCAGCCGCGCGCACGATGTAGGCGCTGTTGCCGCCGTTGTTGAAGAAGGAGTAGACGGCGAACGGGAGCAGGTCGGATGTGTCCCCGAAGCCGCCGTAGGTGGCCACGTACTGCGACCAGGACGACACCAGGGTGGGGGCGAGCGGACCGCCCTGCTTCGAGGTACCGACGAAGGCCGCGACCGAGTCGCCGGGGGTCGTCACCGTCTGCGCGAGCGGCGTCAACGTCTCTCCGATGTACACACCGGGACGCTTGTAGACAGTCATCTGTTATCTCCTGTAAGGGGGTGAATTCCTGGGGCTACGATTCAATGTCCCGGTGTCTGTGGTTCGGTTACGTCTTCCAGGTAGTACTCGAAGTCCAGCGCCACGGACTGAGCCTGCGCGTAGTGCGAGGCCGTCGCCGGAAGCATTTCGCTGGAAACAGAGATCAGGTACTCGCGACGGAACAGACGCTTTCCGTCCTCGTCGCGGGTGTCGACCAACTCGGGCCCGCCGAGCAAATCCAGACGGCGCACCGTCCCGTCCTCGGGAATCGAAAGGAACCCGAAGCGGGCGGGAATCCGGTCGTGCTGGGCGAGAGCCGCAGCGAGCGCCATGTCGTGCCAGTAGGTGCGGGAGAAGACGACGATCCGGTACCGCAGGTCGTATGGGATGGGGAACTCGACGATGTACGGCGACTTGGTGACGTCGTAGGACGGGTCGTCGGGGTTCCACCACTTCTCGGCGCCCTCTGGCGCGTAGGGAAGGCGTACGTAGCCTCGGTGTTCACGCTCGTCGGCCTTGTCGATCCCCGCGTGCTCGATGACGATCAGGGGGAACGTCTGCTGGGCCAGCTCGCTCTCCGGCACGCGATAGCGCACCGCGACAGCACGGCCGTCGGGTGCGTTCACGTCGGTGACGGTGAGGCCCTGGAGTTTCGCCTTTACGGCGCGGTCCTCATTGATGAGCCATGGCATGCAGTGGGCCTCGCGGGATCTCGGAATGCGGATGTCTTCCGCAATTCAGGATCTCAAGAAGGCCGTCGAAGTTTGTAGTCAGGACTTCTGGGACCAGCGCGAGAACTGGGCATCGTTGACCAGCTCGTCCGGTTTCATCTGGACGCATTCCAGGCCGACGATGATGTCCCGGTTCTGGATCTGCCCGAGGACCGAAATCGACGTGACGCGAAATACTGAGTCGTCGTAGACGATCCGGTCGGTCAGGTACTTCTGGTGGTCGATGTCCTGGTCGGTGAACCCCATCTTCCGCAGCGCGTCGAAGGACGCGGTGACGGAGAGGTTGTCCACCGTGTACAGGCCCTGGGTCGTGTCGTGGGCCGGGCCCTGGTTGTGGACCACGTGCAGGGCGGGGATCCGGTAGGGGCCGACGAAGATCTTGCCCTGGCCGGTGCCCTCGTCGTAGAGGTCGTCTCCGTTGGGGTCGGTGTGGGAGAAGCGGTAGTACTCCACCCGCTCCCCGATCTCCGTCTGGCGCCCGCGCAGGGTCGCCATGATGTCCGTGGTCTCGTAGTTGGCGTTGAAGCGGCCGTGCGTCTTCCAGTCGAGGCGTCCCATCAGTAGCCCCAGGATCCGAAGACGCTGGAGGGGATGCCGGACTCGTCGTCGTTCTGGTGGCCGGGGCCGATGGGAGGCAGGATGCGCTGCGGCAGGGAGTGGTCGTCGTACTCGCGCTCGCGGAAGAGCGGCACGAGGCGGCCGGTCGTGCGGGAGACGCGGCGCAGGTTGGTGACCTCGATCGAGTACAGGCCGACGCCCAACTTCTCGCACAGGGTCTGGTACCGCTCGGTGAGCATGCCGATCTGCGTCTGGATCTGGGCGAAGCGCTGGCCTCGGTCGACGGAGGTGCCGTCCGAGGTCTGGACGTTGATGTCGGTGGCCGCGTCGGTGGACAGCGCCCACATGGCCTCGGTGCACGCGAGGAGCACCACGAGGGCGTCCTCCTCGGCCGGAAGGTTGTCGACTCCCACCGGGGCCTGGTCGTACTTGATGAAGCCGTTGTCGTCCTTGTACCGGGTGGAGATGGTCCGGCCCCGGGTGTGCTGGGCGACGGCGTCGTTGAGGTAGATGTCCAGTTCGTCGTCGGAGAACAGGCCGTAGGAGGATCCCGACACCAGCAGCAGCGCGTCGAGCGCGAGGGCCTGGGTCAGGTCGAGGATGCCATTGAGTTCGTCGAGGACGTAGTCGGCGGGGGTGCTCAGCGCGGTCTGCTGGCCCCCCGAGATATGAAGCACTTCGAGGCCGGTCACGTTGTTCGCGCTCAGTTCGTACTGTGCGACGTCCCCTGTGCCCCGGATGGTGTCGCGGAACGGCTGGAGCCGGTCGCCCAGCTCGCTGCGTACCCGCGTGCGCAGTTCTTCGAGAGTTGCCATCCCGCGACTCCTATCAGGCGTTCAGGGTGAGTGCGCCAGCAGCGATCTGGAGCGATTCGTTGGTGGCGGCTTGCAGCGGGTCGTCGATGGGCCACACGTAGATGACGTCGCCGGTCGTGCCGGACGCCGTGGTGACCAGGGCCGCGTACTGGGCGGCGTCGACCATGTCTGCGGTGAACGGGCCGTAGAAGAGCAGGGCGTTGTTCGCTGTGGTCATCGGGGAGCCGGAGGGGGCGGTCCACACCACCTGCTGGCGTGCGTAACCGGCCGTCGTGATCTCCGGCAGCGTGGTCATGTCGATCGTGTCGGTGTCACCTCCCGGGTCGGCGATGAGCAGCGCGAGGTAGGTGTTGCGGGGAGCGGTGTAGGCCACCGCCCGGCCGGTGAGGAAGTCGAGTGCCTTACCGGCGTAGGTCGCGGTCGTACCGGCCATCAGGCATCAACCTTCTTGAACATGCGCTCGAAGTCGGACAGGTGGAGGGAGAAGTGCCGAACGGCCTTGCCGGGTGCGTGGCTGCCGTCGTCGGTGATGACGTGGGTGTCGTGCTCGTAGGACAGCAGGACGGAGGCCTCGCCAGCGTGGCCGACGCCAGCGGTACCGGCCGGGTGCACGTCGACAACGGACACCACGGAGCCGGAGGGGATGTGTCCCAGTCCGGCCCCGTGGCCCTCGGCGTTCTCCAGCACGTACGACTCGCCCTTGGTCGGGCCGAGCGGCGCGAGAGTCTTCATGGGATGGGGTCTCCTTGGACCGTCAGTGCCAGATGTAGCCGAGGGAGTCGAGGTGGTCGTAGAGGGCCTTCGGCGCCTTGTAGCGCACGCCCTCCTCGAAGTCGAAGTGGTTGCCGTGGCCGAAGGTCATGTTCTCCAGCGAGGTGTTCACTCGGAACTCCCGCATGGGGGTCTCGACCTCGACGGCGTCGGACACCTCGATGGCGGCCGGGGCCGGGGCGGGGCGCAGGTCCTTGGGGAGGACCTCGTGGACGGTGTCGTCACGCTCGGCTGCGGCCTGGGCGTTGATGAGGGCGATCTCGTTCTCGCGCGCCTTGATCTCCTCGGCGTGCTCCTTGGCGAGGGCGGCCTTGTTGCGACCGGTCAGGTCGCCGGGACGAGCGACATTGCGTGCAGGCATTATGAATTCTCCGGGTTCGGGACTCGTTTACGTGAAGCGGTACTACTCTAACGAGGAAGGGGAGCGGTTCTGGTAATCCAGAATCCGCTCCCCTAACCTTCGGGATCGCGTGACCGCGAATACCAACTAAGCCATCAGGCAAGGCTTGAGAGATTAGTTGGTCTCCGCGATCAGAACCGCCTGATCCGTGATCAGGCCGAGGCCCCAGATGGCGTACCAGGCCAAGGCGTGCTCTCGGCCGAAGTCGAGAATGCCGCCGTCTCGCAATTCCACCGGGAGGGAGATCGCGTGGCCGAATGCGTTGTCGCCCAGGAAGATGGACTGGTAGACCGTCTTGCCGGTGGCGTTGGTGACCTGCTTGACCTGCGTGGTCTCGATGAACACGACGTCGTTGAGACGCCCGATTTCGCCGAGCATGAAGTTGCCCGGGGCCGCGTACTTGGTGACCTCGATGAATTCCGGGTCATCACGCAACTTGCGGCTCTGGTGCGGGTGGACGAAGCAGACGTAGGTCTCGCCCAGACGCGGGACGTTCTTCGTGGCGAGGGTCTCGACCGCGTCCTTGACGAGGGCGGCGGTGAAGTCGAACGTGCCGTCCAGGGTGTCGGTGGAGGTGGCGGCGGTGCCGTGACCGTAGACGCCCATGCCGGACATGGCCGACGCGGTGGCGTACTTGTTGTAGCCCCAGATCTTCGAGGAGGCCTGGAGCAGGGTGTCCCGGGCGGAAGCGTCCAGGTAGAGGGCCATGTTGCGGCCCAGCAGGCGGGAGGCCGACGCCATGACGTCGTCGAAGGAGGCGTTGAGCAGGAGTTCCGAGACGGCGACGGCGTAGCCGTGCTCCGCGACCGTGATCGAGAACTGCGAGGCCGACAGGGCGTTGGTCTGCATGCGGACGCCTTCGACCAACTGCGAGGCAGCGCCGAGGTTGTTGTAACGCATGAAGTTGATCGTCAGACCGGGCTGAACGCCGAGTTCGGTCTTCTTCACCGCGAACTGCTCGAAGCGGAGAATCGGCATGGACTGGAACAAGATCTCCTTGCTCCAGATGGTCTGGATGGCCGCCCCGAGGGTGGAGTTGGCGCCCGAGTAGTTCGTCGGAGAAGCCGACAGGTTCGGGGTACCAGTGATCGCGCTAGGCATACTTGGATTTCCTTAGTTACGGGTACTCGACCGAATTACGAGTACAGTCCACGCTGGTTCTGGGCTGCCTGACCGACGCCCAACTGGCCCCGAATCTTGGCGTACTCCGACATAGGCATGTTCTGAAGGTCAGAAAGGGAGTACGACTTGTGCCCCGGATCAGTGTCCATAGGTCCGGTGGTGGAATAGCCGGTGGGGCTCACACCACGCATGGAGGCTCGCTGCTGAATTGCTGCCTGCTGGACCGACTCCAGGATAGCCTGGGTCTTGGCCTTGACGGTATTGAGCGAGTTCTCCACCTCCTCCGGCGTATTACCGCCGACGAAGTCGAGAAGTTCCGGAGCGATATTCTCGCTCTCCTCGCCGACCCGTCGCTGGATGTAGGACTGGAGGCTGTTGAACTCCTGCTCCTTCTGGAACAGAAGTCGCTCCTGCTCGCGCTCCTTCTCGAACTGCTGGAGACGCTGGTTCCACTCCTGCTCCTTGACGGCGAGCAGTTCCTTGGCCGACATGTCTTCCTCGGCCTTGGCCTTGGCGGCCTCCTGGGCCTGGCGCTGACGCTCGGACTCCTGAGCCTGCGCGGCCTCACGGGCCTTGCGCTGCTCTTCGATCTCGGCGAGGAAGGTCTTGTTCTGCTCCTCCACGCTCTGGAGGCGCTTGTACAACTTGTCCTTCTCCTCCTGCCGCGCCTTCTGGATGTCCTCGACGGTGAAGCGAGGCTCAGCGGGCGGGGTGGCAGGCGGCTCAACGACAGCGGCCGGGACGACGATGACGGGGTCGCCACCTTCACCGGGCTGCGGAGCCCCACCTGCGATGGGGAAGATCGGACGGCCGTCCTTGCGGTGGCCAAGTACGGTGCTGGCGGGCACCGAAATGCCCTGGGTATGAAGCGACATGCGCTCTCGACTCCTAGTCGGTCTGGGTGTCCGGGTCTCGGCGAAGTCCGGCTCGCGGGCCGTACGCCTGTGTCACGATTTCGTTAGTCATCTTCTGAATCTCGGGCGCGGAGACAGTGCCGAGATCGACACCACCGGGAAGCGTCACCGGATTCGGACCCGCAGGCTGATTGATGGGGTTGCCATCCGCATCAGATTGCGGTGCAGGCGCATCCACCCCTTCAGGTGGCATTCCCGTCAGTTGCAGAATAGTCGAGTCGATCTGCGTCTTTAGCATTCGCAGAGCGCCCTGCTGCTTGGCGTCCTCGATCTGCTCTTCGAAGATCTCGCGGACCTTCTCGTCCGGGAACTCCTCGCCCAAGTCGTGGAGGGCTCCGCGCATGGATTCAAGGCCCATGGACATCTTCGCCTGGATCTCATTCAACTTGATGAGGGTGTCGACCGGCAGAGGGGCGGGCCATTCACACTCGGTGAAGTAGGCCATTGGGTCGAGGACGTCGATCATCATCGGCTGGTCGTCCTTCATGATGCCCTCGGTGTTGGGGTCATACAGCCGGGTTTCCGGCTCGAAGGTGAACAGCGTCTTGAGGATCAGTTCGTTGACCTTCTGGAGGCCGACGGAGTACTGCATCTTCTTCTGGTCGTACCGGGACATCATCGGCCGGTACATGATGGCCAGGGCCACGCCCGACGTATTCGACGCGGGCTGCATCTGACCGAGCGCCGTTTCCGGAACGCCCGTGAGTTCGTGCATGGAACGCTTGATCATCTCCAGGTACTGGAGTGGTCCCGCGAGGTCGACGCCATTCTCCAAGTTGAACACCTGGGCGTCCTTGGGAAGCCCACCCCACACCTTGCGAGGACCCTTCTCAAGGTTGCTCGCTTTCGCGCCCGTGATGATCGTTACGGGGGCGGCGTGGTAATTGATGATGTCGCTGATGTCGGTCGCCTTCTCGTTGTACTCACGATTCAGGCTGATGATGTCGGCGATATCGGAAAGACCCCACGGAGAGCCGCTGACCTGTGAGTTTGCGATGTGAACCACGGGTATGAGACCGAGCGGGTTCGGGCGGGAGTCGATGAGTTCGTCATTGAGGTATTCCTCAATGGTGGAATCCGTCAGGACCTCGACGTAGGTGTAGACGGAACGTGTCCCGTCCTCGCCGGTAGCCCAGAAACGGTACTTCAACTTGAAGCGGATCAGTCGGTCCCGGTCGTGCGGGTGCCATTCCGGGAAGCAGAAGGAACTGTTGAGCGGAAGAATGCGCACCTTGCCTGGCTGTGGTTGTCCCAGGTCATCTTCGAATGCAGGCTGATACGCGACCTTGACAAAGACGTCGCCGGAGACGCCGCCTTGCTGGCCCATCTCCCAGAGCAACTGCTCCTTGCGGTTGTCTACCTCCCACGCCCTCTTCAGGAGGGTGGGGATGATGTGCTCGTACTGCTTCACGCTCTTGAAGTGGACGCCGCGTCCGAACGTGAAGTTGTTGATGTAGTCGGCGAAGGCCTTCACGTAGTTGAACGTGATCTGGCTCTCTCCAGCCTCGCGGCGGTATCCCCAGTGATGTCCCAAGTAGTATGCAAAGTTCTGGGAAT